TTGGGAGCTATTCCTTAAAAAGAAAGGAGAGCAAGATGCCTAGCTTTGAAGAAGCAAAAAAGAAGTTTTTGGCTAAGATTGGTAACAAAACTTGGGCTCAGCTCGAAGACGAGCGAGATGCTGAGAACGCTGCCAAGGCTAAAAAGCTTATGACTCCTGAGTATGTAGCTCAGTGGGGAAAAGCCAAAGAAGATGCCAAAGGCAACTAAGAAGGTAAACGGGATAGTCGGTAAAGCATTACGACCTAATGCAAGCATTGCTGCCGACTATGCCAAGCCAACAGTCGATTTGATCGGCTTGATGTCTCGTGACGTTGAGAGACAACTCAAAAAACTATTTAAAGAAAACAATTTCGGGTTTGCTGAGGATGCTTCAATCTCTAGTCAAGCCCGAATCCTATTGAACTGGCTGCTGCTCAAGTGGTCAAAACGCTTCAATGAGGTCGCTAAGCGATCAACGGAGCGCATGATAGAGCGCACTATCCGCAACTCAGCCGTAACGCTGGGGCTGTCATTAAAGGACGCTGCGGAGGATTTTAAGATCGACACTTCCTTCAGGAATGCTCAGATCAACGATGTAATCAAAGCAAGCACCCAAGAAGCTGCAAATCTTATCAAAGTAATTCCGCAAAAGTACCTAGCCGAAGTTCAAGGTCAGGTCATGCGAAGCATTACAACTGGAAAAGGAATGGAGGATCTAGTCCCCTTCTTGACAAAAAAATACAATGGCAATATTCGTCATGCGAGGAATGTTGCATTGGATCAGACTCGCAAGGCTTATCAATCGATCAATACTGCAAGACTTAAAACGCTTGGAGTTAAAAGCTTTATATGGATACACTCCGGTGGAGGTAAAGAGCCTCGGGTGAATCATATTAGAATGTCGGGTAATGAGTATTCATTCGACAATCCTCCCGTAATTGGGGTAATGTACGGGGAAGAAGTGCGGGGATTACCCGGTGATTTACCAAATTGCCGTTGTATATGCAAGCCAGTCATCAACTTTGATTTAGACGAATAAGGAACCAAAATGAAAGATCAACTAAACGCAGTAGAGTCAGCGAATATGAGCATTGCCTCAATCGCTGGCATGGGCGAATCTGCCCAAGCAGAAGGTGTTTACACTTTTAAATGCTTTGAATACGAAGGCGGTCCCCTGCTTTGGGAAGACACAATCGAAAACGTAGTTTGTACCCTAGGTAAAAACTTGATGCTGCAGACAGCTTTGACTGGCTCAGCTTATACCGTAACAGGTCCTTACATGGGCTTGATTAGCTCTATCGGCTATACAGCAGTTGCTGCTTCCGATACGATGGCTTCTCATACTGGCTGGAATGAAGCTGGTTCAACCAATGCTCCTACTTTTGCAGCTCGTGTTGCTCCTGCATTCGGCACTGCTTCTGCTGGCGCAATCTCCACTTCAACACCAACTAGCTTCACAATGACTGGCGCAGGTACTTTGGTCGGTGCGTTTATTACTTACGGCACTGGCGCAGTTACTACATTGATGAGCACTGCAGGTACTTTGTTGTCTGCTGGCGCATTCACTGGCGGTAATCAGCCTGTTAATAGCGGTAACGTTGTTCAAGTTACTTACTCACTAAGCCTCTAAGGAATAAATCATGCCTAAATTTACTCAAGGTCAAGAAGTATCTCAAATCATTACAGCTCCTATTACTGGGACTGTTGAAAAGTTTGCTTTTGACGAAAACACTGGCGAAATCGTTTTTTTGGTAGCCTACAAAGACGCAGACGGTGAAGACCAAAAGCGTTATTTCAAAGAAACTGAAATCGCTGCCGTCTAATCATGACATTTTTATTAGTTAACCGGGTACGAGAAACTTGTATTTCTCCCGGAACTGGGACAGCCGTTCTTGCAGGTGCTGCCCTTGGCTATCAAACCTTCTCCGCAGGAGTGGGGGCAAATAACACAACTTATTATGTTATTGCCGATCAGTCAGGCGCAAACTGGGAGGTCGGATATGGCACTGTAGGAGCACTTGGGACAACCCTTGCTAGAACTACAGTGCTGTCCTCGTCTAACGGTGGGTCATTGGTAAACTTTACCAGTGGTACGCAGGACGTATGGGTCGACTACCCGGCTAATAAAGCAGTATTTCAAGACTCAACTGGGACTGTATCTGTCCCAGTATTGTTGACAACTTCAACAACTAGCACAACTCCAAATCTTAGTTTTAATGCGTCAAATACTGGTTTCGCTGTTGGCGCAAGCGTTTCAGGAAGCTATTTGCAGTCTATGCTTCAAAACAAAAGCGGAACTGCTGGAGCTTCAACTAATTACGTTTTAAGCAATGATTTAGGAACCGACTCTACTTATTACGGTGAATTCGGTATGAATTCCTCGGTCTTTAGTGCGTCAACTCCTTCTGATTTTTTCTCAATTAACAATGGCATATATTTTTCGGGTCACGATGGCGATGTCATTGTTGGGTCAGGCAATGGATATAAACATTATTTTGCTTGGGGAACTACCGGACAATCGGCTCACGTCATCAATGCTTCAGGTGCATTAGGGTTTTCCACTAATTTAGGAACTACTCCAGCATTAAGCGGGACTACTGGATACGGAACTGCTGGTCAAGTCCCAGTTAGCGCAGGATCTACTGGAGCAGTTTCTTGGAGCAGCACCCCAACATTGACCGGAACAAATTTTACTGGCGTTCCCATTAGCACTGCAATTAGCGGTCTAGGCACTGGCGTTGCGTCAGCCTTGGCTATTGCGATTGGCTCTGCAGGTGCTCCAGTTACATTCAACGGAGCTCTTGGGACTCCTTCAAGCGGTACATTGACCAACGCAACAGGTTTGCCAGTTTCTACTGGTATCAGTGGATTGGGTACTGGCGTTGCCACTGCCCTAGCTGTTTCCGTAGGATCTGCTGGATCTTTTGTAACTAATGGAGGAGCTCTTGGCACTCCGTCCAGTGGCGTTGCAACAAACTTGACAGGTACTGCTTCAGGATTGTCTATTGGAGGTAACGCAGCAACTGCAACAACTGCAGCCACAGCAAATGCTTTAAATACTGCCAACACTTATCAATCCGTTGCTTATTACGCTACAGGATTAGGTGCTATTGGACAGATAAATATGTCCTATGGATCTGCGAGCACTTGGTATAACGCAGGATGGAGAAATGATGGAAGTTCTTTTTACTTGCTGTTGTCTTCCGTTCAAACAACTCAATCTGCAGCAATTTCAGCCAGTTTTAATGCTCTCAGACCTTTTACGGTAAACCTATCTACCGGAGGATTGAGTTTTGATGGTACTGGAGTTGGATCTTCCTTTGGTGGAGCATTGTCTGCAACTTCATTTATTGGTGCTGGCACAGGATTAACTGGCACTGCAGCGTCTTTATCGATTGGTGGAAATGCTGCAAACGTAACGGGAACAGTTGCAATAGGAAATGGAGGCACTGGCGCAACCACTGCTGCAACGGCTAGAACAAATTTAGGTGCAACTACTGTAGGAAGCAATTTCTTTACGCTTGCTAATCCTACTGCAATTACATTCCCAAGAATAAATGCAGATAATACTGTATCCGCTTTAGACGCAGCAACTTTTAGAACTGCTATTGGTGCTGGTACAAGCTCGACAACTGGAACTGTAACCTCCGTAGCTACAGGCACAGGTTTAACTGGCGGCACTATTACCACTTCAGGAACGATTTCAGTTTCCACGACTTATTCACAATACGCCAAAGCGTTTGCTAGATGGAATGGTATAGGCGGTGTAACTATTGCAGCTTCTTACAACATAAGCTCTATTACTAGATTTGCTACGGCTGCCTACACCGTAACATTTACCACTCCTTTCCCTGACGCTAACTATTCAGGAGCAGGTATTGGTGTGGATTCGCAAGGTCCTGTTACTACATGGGCTTCTCCCACTGCATCAAATTGCGTAGTTTCCACTATTATTCCTAACGTAAGCCTTAGTGAAGGTCCATATACTAGTATAGTATTCTTTAGATAAAGAGCTAAATATGAAAGTTATTATTTATCAAAATCCAAAAGGCGATAATGTATGCGCTTGTCACCCAACTGGAGAGCTTCCTATTGAAGAAGTATTGATAAAAGATTGTCCAGCAGGGGCAATTATTGTAGATGACTCTGATTTGCCATATGAGCATGATGAATTTTTTAATGCTTGGCGATTAATTGATGGCAAAGTTTCAATAGATTTTAATGCTGCTCAAGAACTTACAAAAGACAGATTAAGAATAGAGAGAGCCCCTTTATTGACTGCTCAAGACGTTTTATTTCAACGAGCTTTAGAAACAGGATCAGATACTTCTGCCATCATTGCTGAAAAACAAAGATTGCGGGACATTACTAAATTGGCAGATCAAGCAAAAACTCTCGATGAGCTTAAATTAATAAAAGCTCAACAATGAGTATTTTTTTAAAATACTTTTAAGGCATTAAATGTTTGGAAGCTATCCACTATCGGGTGCGCCAATAGCGGGTCTGTATAGTACGATTACGACCTATGTGGTCACGATTTCCGAAAGTGGAAATGCTCAATCGACTCAATCGGTCCTTGTTCTTGTATATGCAACCGTTACTGAGACTGCCAATGCGGTAGATACGGTTTCTCAAAATACAACGTCTCCTGTATCAGTTTCTGAAGCAGCTAGTGCAACGGATACTCAGTCGGAATCTATGTCTGCTCCAAATACAGTTAATGAGACTGGGACTGCTGTCGATACCGTTTCTGAGAATATGACTGCACCTGCAGCCATTTCAGAAGCAGGATCTGCCGTTGATACGGTGAGACAAAATGCAACTGCCCCTATTTCAGTCTCTGAAGCTGGTAATGCCCTAGACGCTCAGTCAGAAACAATGACTGCTCCTAATGCGGTTTTGGAAGCTGCCAATGCAGTTGATACCGTATCTGAGTCAATGACGGCTCCAAATAGCGTTACAGAATCAGGATCTGCAACGGATACCGTTTCAGAAAACATGACAACTCAGAGCGTGATTTCTGAGGCAGGATCTGCAACGGATACCGTTTCAGAAAATACAACCTCTCCAGTGACAGTTACTGAAGCTGCCAATGCAACAGGTTCTCAATCTGAAGCGATGTCTGCCCCTGTTTTTGTAACTGAAACTGGAAATGCTGTTGATGTTGTTTCTGAAAATATGACTGCTGGAGTAACAGTGTCTGAAGCCGGAAATGCAGTTGATACGGTTTCTCAGAACGCTACTGATCCGGTGAGCGTTTCGGAGGCTGCTAATGCCACAAATACGCAGTCTGAAACGATGTCTGCGCCAATCTCAGTAAATGAAGCAGCCAATGCGGTAGATACTCAATCTGAGAATATGACGGCTCCAATCAGCATATCTGAGGCTGCAAACGCTCAATCGACTCAATCTGAGAATATGATTGCTTCGGTAACGGTGACTGAAGCTGCAAACGCTAGAGATAGCGTTTCTCAAAACGTAACAGCTTATTTGACCGTTATTGAGACAGCAACTGCGGTAGACGTTGAAACCCAAAACATGATTGCGCTGCTATCTGTAGCTGAATCAGGATTGGCTTCGGATGCTGCCACAGAGTCAATGACGGCTTATGTCCAAATGGCAGAAGCTGGAAATGCTCAGGACCTAGTAATTGGCAACATGATTGCTCAAGCCAATGTCGCAGAAGCTGGATTGGCTCAAGACATTATTAGTCAGGTAATGCTGGCTTCGTTAAACATTGACGAGGCTGCGCTGGCTCAAGATTCGACTAATGCTAAGAACTATGTCATAGTCGCAGTAGTAGAATCGGGCAATGCAGTAGACGTTTATATTTGCGCTCCAATTTTCCAAAAATCGGATAAGGTTTGGCACGTTTCACCAAGACCGACAAATTGGCAGGTAGCGCAAAGATTGGATTATTGGCACGTTTCACCAAGACAGGATTATTGGCAAGCTCATGAATAGCTACATTTTAGAAAAACGGACTTCCGAGTCGATTTGGTACGACATTGATTGCACCTACATTCTCGACACCCTAGAAACAATCACGACTATTACGTCTGTTTTAGCAGATCAGCCGGGTCTCGTTTTTGCTGCCCCAGCCGTAAACCCTAATCCAGTCACTTTCCCTGATAAGCAAGTAGCTGCTGCTGGTAAAGTAATTTCCGTTCAAATTTCAGAAGGTGTAATTCCTGCCCCACAAATCAATCAACTCTATACAATAAGAGCATTATTTCAGACAACTGAGGGAAATACTAGGGAAGCTACCGTTCTATTGAATGTGACTGATATTCCTACTCAGACAGGGAGGATTTGCTAATGCCGTTAAAAGAAGGTTATTCAAAAGAAGTCATTCAGGAAAATATTCGTGAAATGATTAAGGCGGGGAATGACCCCAAGCAAGCGATGGCTGCAGCCTACAGCAATGCTCGTAAGTCTCATGGCGTTGATGAGCAAGAAACTGAAGAAATGAAAGAATCCCACAAACGGGATTTAAAAGAGGAGCCCGATTCAAAAATCGTGGCTTTTATTGTATATACGGACGATGACAAGATCCTATGGATGAAGCGCACCAAGGACGATACTTGGGGTTTTCCCGGTGGTCATGTAGAGGAAGGCGAATCAGCCATTGAAGGCGCAATTCGTGAGTCTCGTGAGGAAATCATGCACGTCCCTGAAACAGGTCTTCAGTTGATCTACTCAGAAGGAAAAGTTCGTCTATTTGGATGCAATGACGGTGAATTTAAGCCTGAGCTCAATGAGGAGCATAGCGAATTCGTATGGGCAACCATTGAAGACGCTCCCGAGCCCATATTTCCGAAAATTGACGGGGACGAGGAAAAGATTGCGGAAGCTGCTGAAGCTAACGCTTCGGCTATGGATAAGCGTGAATACGATACAAACGGATGGTTTGAAGTAAAAGACAACCCGCTTTCAATGGTAGGCGTGTTCCCTTACTCAGGCAGATCAATTTCCCCTGAATGCGATCAAGACCGAGTTTATATGGTTTATCGTCCAGCCGAGGAGCTCAGCTCTACCGACTGTATCGACTCATTCAAATTGATCCCTTGGATTGACAATCACGTCATGCTTGGCAGCGAAGATGAGGGCTTGACCCCTTCAGAGCAAAAGGGCGTACAGGGCGTTATCGGGCAGGACGTTTATTTCGATGGCGATACCCTAAAAGGAAATATTAAAGTATTTTCGGAGGCAATGGCTAACCTTATTGCTAACGGAAAAAAGGAATTGTCCTGCGGATACCGTTGCAGATATGAATATGCACCCGGCACTTATGACGGAGTAAAGTATGATTATGTGCAACGGGATATTCGAGGCAATCATCTAGCCCTTGTCGAGAATGGACGCATGGGTCCCGATGTAGCAGTTTTAGACCATTTCACTTTCACAGTAGATCATAAGGAGTTTTTAAACATGGCTGAAGAAAACAAAGAAGTAGGGTCCGAAAAGACCGAAATTACTCTTGAGGAAGCTCACAAATTCCTCGAAGAAGTAATGCCAAAATTGGCAAAAATCTTAGAATTGACAGGTCAATCGTTTGGTTCAGCAGGTTTAGAAGCCGTTGCTGACGAAGACACAGACAAACCTGACGGTGACGAAGAAAAACCGGGCGACATGATGGACGAAGAAGGTCCTGAGTATGGCGTTGGCGGTCAAAAAGAAGAAGAAAAAGAAGGTCAACGTGGCGCAGGTATGGACGCAGCAGCTATTGCTCGTACTGTCGAAGCTAAGTTGGCTAAAAAATCTAAGCTATACGACCAGTTGTCAGCTC